TGGGTATTCCGTTGGGTACGCACCAGCACATTAGGCAAAGCGGACAACACGAATGTCTCTCAAAAATTCAGAGAGGGATGGGTTCCGGTAAAAGCTGAGGATCATCCTGAGCTGGAAGTCATGTCTGATATCGGTTCCCGCTTTGAAGGGAACATTGAGATCGGCGGCTTGTTACTTTGCAAAGCCCCAGAGGGCAAGGTGAAGCAACGAGAGGAATACTTCCAGCGGATGGCTGAGAGTCAGATGGAGTCCGTGGACAACAACTTCCTCAAGCAAAACGACCCCCGAATGCCCGTTCTGAATCCTGAGCGGTCAACTCGGACTACCTTTGGTCGGAGCTGACTTCGGTAAAACGGAGAGCGCCGGCCTTTAACTCTCGTAATGGAGATCAAAGATGGCTACATCAGCTACTCCGATGGGTGCAGAACCCGTAGGCACTCTAAGTGCCTCTGGTTCCTTCACCGGAAAAGTACGCCATATCAAGATTGCTTCAGGCTACGCCACAAGCATCTTTTATGGTGATTTCGCCAAGCTGGTCGCGGCGGGTACGGTAGAAAAGGCGGCAGTTACTACTGCGGCTGTTGCAGGCACTGTCGGCATTTTTGTCGGCTGTTCCTATACCGACCCCGGCACTGGACAGCTTACTTTCAGTCAGTACTGGCCTACCGGCACGGTAGCGTCAGATGCTATGGCTTACATCGTTGACGATCCCAAGCTCCTGTTCCAAATGCAGGGCGACGGATCTATCGCTCAGACTGGTCTGGGCAACAACGTGCAGGCTGTCAGCACTGCTGGCTCAACCGCTATTGGCCGAAGCAAAAATGCTTTGGACGCTAGCACAATCGCAACCACCAACACGTTCCCGCTTCGTATTATTGACTTTGTGGACGGTCCTTCCAGCGCAGTAGGTGATGCTTACACCGACTGTGTTGTGACGTACCTGCCCCTGAGCCATGCTTACGAAACGGCACTTGGCGTTTAAGGAGAACTAGGTAATGGCTATTTCACGCGCACAAATGCTGAAAGAACTGCTCCCCGGCCTTAACGCTTTGTTTGGGTTGGAGTATGAGCGGTATGATGACGAGCACACGATGATTTACGAAACTGAATCATCTGAGCGTTCGTTTGAAGAAGAAGTGAAGTTGTCCGGCTTTGGTGCCGCACCGGTTAAAGCTGAAGGCGCGGCCATCAGCTATGACTCGGCACAGGAGTCGTTCACTGCTCGCTATAACCACGAAACCATCGCCCTTGGCTTCTCCATCACTGAAGAAGCTATGGAAGATAACCTGTATGACTCTCTGTCTGCTCGTTACACCAAGGCGCTGGCTCGGGCTATGGCTCACACCAAGCAGGTTAAGGCGGCTAACCCCCTTAACAACGGCTTCACGTCTTACCAGTCTGGAGACGGCGTAACGCTGTTCAGCACAGCTCACCCGCTGGTAAACGGTGGCACTAACGCCAACCGTCCTGCCGTTGCGGCTGATCTGAACGAGACCTCGCTGGAAGATGCTGTGATTAACATCGCCGCATTTACCGACGAGCGTGGTCTGCTGATCGCGGCCCGACCCCGTCGTTTGATCGTTCCACCCGCGCTTCAGTTTGTAGCAACTCGTTTGCTTGAGACTGAAGGTCGAGTTGGCACGGCTGACAACGACATCAACGCCCTTCGCAACAACGGTTCGATTCCGGAAGGTTACTCTGTCAATCACTTCCTGACAGACACCAACGCCTTCTTTATCATTACCGATGTACCGAACGGCATGAAGCACTTCAACCGTACCGCGTTGGAGACTTCAATGGACGGCGACTTTGATACCGGTAACGTCCGGTACAAGGCTCGCGAGCGATACAGCTTCGGCGTATCCGATCCTCTGGGAATCTACGGCTCGCCCGGAACTTCCTAATCCTACGGGGGCTTCGGCCCCCTTTTCTTTCCTGACTGATTGTTCCATGTGGAACATCAGACACTAGCCAAGACAGGAGATCCTCATGGCCAACACTACTTTCAACGGACCCGTCCGCTCAGAAGGCGGTTTCAAAGAAATCACCAAGAATGCCACGACTGGCGCTGTTACTGAGAACATTTCCATCACTCACGATGGAACCAACAGCGTAGTCATTATCAAAGACCTGCCCACTTCAGATCCAACTGTTGCTGGTCAGCTTTGGAGCAACTCTGGCGTCGTTACCGTATCCGCCGGCTAATTATTGGGGGCTAGCGCCCCCGTTATCTGGAGAGGATTATGGCTGACACAGTTACCAGTCAGACAATTGAAGACGGCCCCCGCACCGCAATCTTTGCGTTCACTAACGTCAGCGATGGCACAGGCGAATCTGCTGTGACAAAAATCGACGTGTCTGCTCTCTCAAACAACCCCATTACCAATGCCGCATGCACCAACGTAAACATTGAGCGCATCTGGTATTCCACTATTGGCATGGGCGTTGAGATTCTGTTTGACGCAACGACTGATGTTTTGGCGTGGGAGCTTCCTGCTGACTATTCAGACTCACTGGATTTTTCCGATTTTGTTGGCATACCAAACAATGCCGGCGCCGGAAAGACTGGTGATATTAAATTCACTACCGTGGGGCACACCCTTGGCGACTCGTACACTGTCGTCATGCAGGTGAAGAAGAACTACGGCTGATGAGGCAGTATTACGCAAAGGGGGGTAAGACGAAATCCCGTGTCAATGAAGCTGGAAATTACACTAAGCCCTCCTTGCGTAAGCGCCTGTTCAATAAAATCAAGGCAAGCGGCAAGGGCGGTAAGCCCGGACAGTGGTCTGCTAGAAAAGCACAAATGCTCGCCAAGCAATACAAATCCGCAGGCGGAGGCTACAAAGACTGATGGGCATGGGAGTCAAGCACTACCTCAAGGACGGCACCGTTCACAGGGGTGGTATGCATAAGATGCCTGACGGCTCTTTGCATTCAGGCAAGACGCACGGCAAAAACAGCAAGCGGCTGTACCACTATGGCGACCTATCAAAGGCCGCTCAGGAGAAGGCGAGGCGCTCATGGCGCTAAAGAAGCCGCAACAGTCCCTTAAAAAGTGGACTAAGCAGAAGTGGCGGACCAAGTCAGGAAAGCCCAGCACTCAGGGGTCGAAAGCGACAGGCGAGCGATATTTGCCGGAAAAGGCAATCAAGTCACTCTCCTCCAGCGAGTATGCCGCCACCACCCGCAAAAAGCGGGAAGACAGCAAGAAGGGCAAACAGCATTCCAAGCAACCAAAGAAGGTTGCCAAAAAGACGGCGAGGCATCGTAAGTAATGCGACTCTATTACAAGAAAGGCGGTCGCGTTGACAAAGGCGCGATGGCCTGCAACAAGCCGAAGAGGACTCCGGGCCATGCCAAGAAGTCGCACATCGTCAAAGCGTGCGAGGGCGGCAAGGAGAAGATTATTCGCTTTGGGCAACAGGGCGTAAAGACGAACCAGACCGTTGGTCAGCGCAAGGCGTTTAAATCGCGTCATGCGAAGAATATTAAGCGCGGCAAGATGTCTGCGGCTTACTGGGCGGATAGGGTCAAGTGGAGCCCAAGCAAGACCAAGTCAAAGTCCACTAAGTGGAAGAAGGGTAGCTAAATGGCCATCAGCAGAGCGCAAGCTGGCAAGCAGACCAAAAATGCGCCCAGCAAGGTCAAAAAGGTCATGAAGGAGTTCAAAGCCGGCACGCTGAAATCTGGCGGATCAGGCGATAAGGTGACCAACAAAAAGCAGGCTGTTGCCATCGCGCTTTCCGAGGCGGGACTGAGCAAGCCAAAAAGGGCGGCGAATGGCGGGCAAATGCCCAAGGCCAAGTGCCGGAACGGCATTGCCATGCGCGGCAAGACTAGGGGAGTGGTTGTTTAAATGGCGACTAGCGGAACAACCAGCTTTACTCTGGACTTGTCAGATATTATGGAGGAGGCATTTGAGCGTGCCGGCTCCGAACTCCGCAGTGGTTATGATTACAAAACCGCTCGGCGGAGCATTGATTTGCTTATGCTGGAGTGGCAGAACCGAGGACTGAACCTCTGGACGGTGCGAGATGCGTCACTGGCCTTGGTTGCGGGCACTTCGTCGTATGACCTTACTTCTGAAAAGTTAGACATAATAGAGGGCTTGCTACGCACTGACGCGGGTAACACCTCCAAGCAGTCTGATCTGACAATGCAGAGAATTTCTGTCAGCCAGTACGCGCACCAGACAAACAAGCTGACGCAAGGGCGTCCGCTCCAGTACTACGTTGAGCGTAAGCCGACTGGCATTACCGTTCATTTTTGGCCTGTGCCAGACGCAACAACCAGCTACACATTTGCCTACTACTACTTAGACCGCATCGAAGATACAGGCAAGCCGGCGTCTAACACGATGGATGTTCCTGCCCGATACTTACCATGTCTTGTAGCGGGTCTGGCCTACCAGATTGCCAGCAAGAAGCCCGAATCCATGAGTATCGCGCCTGCACTCAAGCAGGTGTACGAAGAGCAGTGGGATTTGGCGGCTGATGCGTCCCGCGAGAAGGCGGCTCTGTATATGGCGCCGGGAGGCTATAACGACCTATGAGCAGTTATGCCAAAGGTAAACATGCTTTCGGCTTTTGTGACCGGACTGGATTCCGTTACCCACTGCGCGACCTTGTCCGTCAGATCGAAGACGGGCGATGGAACGGTCTTTTGGTTGGCCGAGATGTAGTGGATCAGGACCAGCCCCAGCTCAAATTGGGGGATGTCAATGCGAACGATCCACAGGCTCTTAGATTTCCTAGACCTGACAATTCACTTGACGAAAGCCGCGCTTTGTCTGCCTTTGATCCCGTTGGTGGTGGCAATACAGCTCTTGGGAGCCGCACTGTGGGCCTTGACATGGCAGGTATGGTTGGGCGCGTAACGGTAGAGATTTCCTGATGGCGTTTACTTACACCACACTGAAGCAGGCCATACAGGACTATATGGAGTCCAACGAGACCAGCTTTGTCAACAATCTGCCTACAATCATTCAGCAGGCAGAAGACAAGATTCTTAAAACGGTACAGTTGCCCGACTTCCGTAAGAACGTCGAGGGGACTGTGGCTGTTGGCAACCAGTATCTGGTGATGCCATCGGATTTTTTAACGCCATATTCATTGGCAATCGATAATTCCGGATATGATTACCTTTTGTTCAAGGACGTAAACTTTATCCGTCAGGCATACCCATCGACGGCGACAAACGGTGTGCCCAAGTATTACGGCATATTTAGCCGCACGGCATTTATTCTTGGCCCTACCCCAGAAGCGGCATATGACGCGGAACTGCATTACTTCCACAAGCCTACCTCAATAACCGCCTCTACAGACGGCACTAGCTGGCTTGGCACAAATGCCGAGTCAACGCTCCTTTATGGCTGTCTTGTAGAAGCGTACACCTACCTCAAGGGCGATCCAGATTTAATGCAGTTGTATACGCAGAGATACATGGAAGCGCTTGGCAAGCTGGAGGAGCTGGGCGAGGGCTATAGCACAACGGACAGCTATCGTGGCGGAGAGGTAAGGAAGCCTAGATCATGATTGACGCTACCGTTGGCAACGTGTTTGTAGAAACAACGTCCAATAGGGGTTTTACTCCCGAGGAAGTAGCAGAAAGGTGCTTAGGCAGGATTGTTTCCATAGCCGAAAGCGCCGCGCCAGAAGTACGAGCGCAAGCTGAGGCATTTAGAGCTGACATTAGAAAGCTCCTTGTCTACTACATGAAGGAAGCCATAAAAAGCGACCGGACCACTGTTTACAACGCCCTGTGTGATGCGGGGCAAAAAGACCTAGCCGAACTTATCAGGAGACTTTGATATGGCTTTTAGCGGAAACTACATGTGTACATCATTCAAGCAGGAACTGCTTGTAGGATCTCACAACTTCACTGCCAGCACCGGTGACACCTTCAAGCTGGCCATGTATGACAACAACGCAAGTTTTACGGCGGCGACAACCGACTATACCGCGACCAATGAGGTTAGCGGGACAGGTTATTCTGCTGGCGGCGGCACACTGACCAATGTTACGCCTACCACGTCAGGAACAACGGCATTGACGGACTTTGCTGACCTCACATTTAGCTCGTCCACGATCACTGCTCGCGGAGCGTTGATCTACAACACAACCACTGGCGGCGGCACAGGCACAACCGACTCGATTGTTGTTCTGGACTTTGGCTCGGACAAGTCATCCAGTGCAGGAGACTTCACCATTGTGTTCCCAACTGCTGACGCATCTAACGCTATTATTCGGATTGCATAATCATGGCTCTGGTCGTTGCTGATCGCGTAAAAGAAACTACCACCACGACGGGTACGGGAGCAATCTCGCTTGGTGGCGCGGAGGCCAACTTTATAGCCTTCTCGTCAGCTTTGTCGGATGGTGACACAACCTACTACGCCATTATTGATAATGTGAACCAAGCCTACGAAGTGGGCCTTGGCACTTATACGGCGAGTGGGAACACGCTGGCCCGGACGACAGTGCTGGCCAGTTCTAATAGTGGATCTGCTGTTAACTTTTCAGCAGGAAGCAAAGATGTATTTATCAACTACCCTGCGGGGAAGTCGGTATATTTGGATGGGTCAAACCA